GGTTTATACGTGCACCACTGATAGCACACGTGCCTGAATACTTGGCTAACATCGTTTTTTGCATGATAGGAACTTCCTTAAATTGATTTATTGAACATGGGGCTATATAACCCCTTACCCGTCAAGATAAGGGGCTATATGGGGCTATTTAGCACCCTACAGCATAGTCTTCTAATGAAGTGACTAGCCCGTCAAAGTCTTCGTTACTGCCGAGCATGTCAGCCAGTGCGAATACTATGCTTGGATCTAGCCCCATGTTGTCGGCTAGATCTAACAAGTATTCTTTGCGACTCTCGAACCCGTTTTCCTGATAAATTGACATTTTGGGACTCCCATGTGTGTTTATGAATCGATACCCTTAACAGGCATCCCATAGCCTACAAAATAGGCTATAGGCTAGCTGCTATCTATCCCTAGTTAACCAAGCCTGTGCTGCCTGTTTAGACTCAAATCTGCCCCCTATAGGGGTTTGATGTTGCCCCCGTACTATGTACCATGCACCAAGTAGCCTGTTATATACAATTTTCATGATATCCCCCTGTTTAGTGAATTTTGTAGCTAACGGGTTTAGTTGACCAGCACATGCGACAATCATCACATTTACCACCTTGTTTAGGTGCATTGCACTCATGCCCTATCGGTGTGCTGGTATGCACGTTACTGACAGCAACGTTAGCCTGTCCCTGTAGGCTAGCTGGTATCGTTACTGCTTTGTCTACGTACATAGCCGATAATCTGACAATCAAGTTAGCTGGTAGCTGTCCATGTCTAGCTATGTACTGCTTAACTATAGAATACTCACGTGTAGGCAGCCAATGCATGCAGTTAGGTGTTTCAATAGCTACCTGTGCTATCTTTTCAAGATGCCATAAACCCTGTAAATCACCTGCATCATGCCACCGAAAATAGCTGTCTTTCCCGATATGCGCCACCATAGCAGAGACCCACAATTCACTCGTTAAACTGTCTAAACGTGCATGCTGTGCTGGTTCAATATTGTTAGCATATTGAACATAGTTACCCTTGTTCGCATAGCATGTACTGCATATGCTGCCAGCTATTTTGCTCATTTTGTAGCCTGTAATGCATGCCACTGTAGGCAGTGAATAGCTATTGCATGGCATTTTGCTAGTAGTAGTCACACTGCCAGCTACTTGTTTAGCCTGTGCCTTGTTCATAACGTGAATTGGTATTGTTCGCATACTATGCCCCTTAATCGTTATAAGGTAAGTTATTAGCTTCATACAGGCTATAGAAACCCGTAAACAAGCTAAACAGGAATACTGCCAATAACTCTAATTCTGTTATGGCTGCTATGCCAAAGCAGTACAGGCTAAAGAGAATCAATATGAATGAGCCTATAGCGTTACATACTAGTATTGTTTTCATGGATACTATCCCTCGTTGACGTGCAAAATAGCACTGAATAGCCCGTAGGCTATCCGCTGCTATCTTAGGCTAGCTGCTTATTTGTTGAAACACGTTTCACTATAAATTTGTTGCCAGCATGCCCGTAGATTTTGCCTAGTGGCACAGTATTAACGTTACTGTTAGACAATACATTCAAGCTAGCTATGATGTTAGCCTGGCTATAAATACTGTCGATAGACTCTAGGCATTCACCGATAGCATATGAGCTGCTATCACCTTCACCATAGCCTATCTCGCATCCCTCATATATTGCTGTTACTTGATACATGCTACTAGCTCCCTGGTTTGTATGCTGCCTACG